CTTGTTGTGTAAATACGAATCTTTTGTTGTGTTGTGTGTCTTGCTCATGTGTTATATCAGTCCTGGAAACGCTTCATCGACAAGTTTTTTAGTGAGTCCCTTGTAAGGTAAATTCTTTTCTTTCACCGCCAATAGAACCTTCGCTTCACGAGGATGCACACTCTCCAATACTTGAATGAATATCTCTTCCCTACGGACAGATTTCAAGTTTGGATGACCGCCTTTGATAAACAAATACAGTCGCCTTTCTTCGTTATATAATCCAGAATCATCTTCGTTGATTGCTTCATTCTTTTTAAAGGGCGGTGCGCCTTCAGGTAAATCAAATTCAATCTCTGGATCGAAGGTATATTTCAGCAACTTCATCATCAATTTATTAGGTCGATGATGTCTCAGAATAGCAAGTTTCTTTTTACGACTTGTTTCCATTTCTAATCTGGTAAAGATGTCGTCCATTAGGGGTAGTTTCATATCAGAACTCGGAGATGTTTTCCATCATATGTTTTAATTTATTTTTGATGAAATAATTGAACAACTTAGAACGATCTTTATCAGACTGATCCTCATATTGCTGCCTTACTTCTTCGCGGATGTTGTTTGGTACTTGAGTCAAATCTATCAGCATTCGATTACGATGATAGTTCCTTCTCAGTTCTTCAGTCATGCCAGACCAATCTTCAGGTCCATTCGTGATCAGTATTTGGTCAATCAATGTTTGTCGCAATTGCCTTTGACGAGTACCTGAAACGAAAGTGTCATCTGAAGATAGGAAGTTAGGAACGCCATCACCAGTATCGCCGCGCAAAATATGCTCAACAAGATACTTAGCAGGATCAGAACATTCAAGGAATCTTTTTCTCACGGGATCATATTGATGTACGTTTGAATACTTCTGTAACTGCATAAAGTCTTTGTCACCAGAAAGAATCAGTATCGGGTCACCGCCTAACTGCCGTCCATTCTCGTGACAAAAAGAGGCAATGATATCGTCAGCTTCAGCAGACTTTACGCGAATTACAGGATACGGAAAGTTGTCTTTGATTTCTTCGCGAATCTTATTCAGAATTAGAAATATAGAATTCCAGTCAAGAGGCGACTTTTCACGGGACTTCTTACGACTCGCTTTATAGTACGGAAAGACTTGCTTGCGCCAATAGTTCGTATCATCACAAGCAATGATCATTTCACCAAACTTGTCTTTGAACTTGCGGCGATTGGTTCGCAACGAGTTTAAGACCATGTGCCGAATTAGATTCTCATCGGGTACGGACTGGCCTCGCAATGACGACATCAGAGAAGCGATCATCACTTGATTCATATCTACAATTATCACAATATATTCCTAATCAACTCATTCTTCATTAACATCCATTATACGTCATGTTCATCATCAAAGTCAAGTGGTAATTGCATATCATTTGAAAGTTGATCTGTGACGATAGAAAATATAGTGTTCGCAATTTCCTGTACTGGGTGTGGTAGGCCTTGCGACTTATAAGCAATTGAACGTATTGACTCAAATAACATAGAGATGTCTTGAATATAATCCTCACTAGAAACAGGAAAGTCTTGTTCTGTCATGCTTACTAGAATGTCGCTGGTAATTTCATCACAATATGTTTCTAGTGATTTCAGTAGAAGATTGTCTGTCTGACCTTTTTCTTCTTTTTTTGGAAACTGTATAACATTACTGATGACATTTGCACACATCATTTTTTCCTTACCGTATCGGATTTAGACTCTTTCTTGGACTTATCTTTTTTCTTATTAAAAATTTTATCCCAGTTATCTTCGAATGTTTTTCGTTTGACACCGAAAGGTCTAGGTTTGCTGCCTTTACCTGACATTCTTTATCCTGCCTTATAATTGAATGTTTCTTTTGGAACTGACCGATCTTCTACACTATTAATCAGTGAAGTAAGTAAAGCGTTCCATTGATTTACTCGGCCTTGCCACGCATAGAAAACATTTGTATAACTTCGCATAGGAGCAAGTACTGACTGCATTACGGGGTCATTGTAATTTGTGATCGCTGCGTCTAACATATTATAAAATGATCCTGCATGAATTGCCGAATCTTCGTTTAATTGGTACATCTGAGTCCAATTTGCCGCAGTCTCATATAGTGCTGCGTAGTTAGAGTGTACGCACACCAGACCCGCGGACATACTCTCCATTAAGACCATACAAGAGGTCTCCGGCCAAATAGAGGGATAACCTAATATGTGCGATTCTTTGAGGGCCTCGCGAATTTCTTTGTTTGACACAGTACCGTGATTGGTCATATGTTCATGTGAATCTATCATATCAAATAACTCGGTGTGTTCCGAGTCGCGTTCTTTCCATCCATATAGTTCAAAAGAAGAATATACATTGAGATGAATGTTGTCATGCTTCTCACAAAGTTTTGCAAAAACAGGAGCAAGAATATTCAGTCCGCGATGAGGTGTTGAGTGATAAATTAAATTGATTTTACCATCAGAGGGTTTCACATGTTCTTCAATGGGTTCAATTGCGTTCAGTAGTACCACACACTTAGACCAAGGTATCTGATATGTGTTCATGTAAGATTGCATTTGCCAGTTAGAGACAAAAACAAACACATGAAATGAGTCAATCATATTACTATTTTTCAGAAAGTGTGACTCGGGATCAGTCGGTAAATCATGGGCCCAAAAGACTCGTATCTTGTCATCTTGCAAGTCTCCGCGAATTCGAGAAGAGATAATTTGACATTCTTTTAAAAGTTCAGGATCTAATCTTTTCGCCAACTCCATCGTGAGCTGCTCAGTGCCGCCCATAGAGTTTTCATTCGTTTCATTACGAGTAAATATACCATCAATTATTTGAGACATCAACTTTCTCCATCGGACATTAAATTACTATTCTTCACGGGTTGTATGTTAACCAAATTGCCTTTCTTCGATTCCTTCGGTAAAAAAAACAAACAATAGGTGTGCATACTACTTGCTGGTCCGACAGTTCTCACGATCTCGCCAGTCTTTTTAATTCTTGTTACCTTCTGGTACATTATCTAATCCTCTCATCGAGTTGTTTAAAACCTCCGATGTATTCATTGTCAATAAAAATTGCAGGCACCGATCTAATGTTTGGATGTTCTTTCACAAATTCTTCTCTTGTAATGTCTATGCCAATCATCACTTCGGTGTAGTCCAGTTCTTTCTGTGTTAGCAAACTTTTTGCATCTACACAATACGCGCAATCATCTTTAGAGTATATCTTTATCATATCGTTTTATCTCAGTTAAAAATCGGCCGCTGATCTTGCCACCCATGAACTCATTATAATACTTATCACTCAACAAAACCCGTCTGTCCACCTGCTCTACAACTTCATAGTAAGCACATTGAGTTTTAGTATTACATAACCATAATATATTACGTGATACATTGTCAACACCTTTTTCTTGTATTTCTTCCTGTAACTGTTTATTTGATCCATAATAATCTTTCCAAGTAGACTCAACCTTGATTTTCTTTTTGCGTTTTCGAGTCTTTGTGACAGGCAATGTTTTTGCTGATAAAAAGAACTTCTTACCGACATAGAATCTTTCAGTATCTTTGTTCTCTAGAATATATACAAATCCATAATAGTCGCCAATATCGGTAGATTCGAATATTTGACCATTATAATACCAGGGGTTTGGGTAACTCATTCTTCTTCGAGGTAGGAATCATAATCATCGATACCAGCACTACAGACAGGACAGTAATTTAACTCAACCTCATCTTCAGGCTTATTAGACTCCCAGACCACAATGTCCGTTTTAGTCTCGCAAGAAAAACAATTGATTCTTTGCTTCCTCATAATGAAAATCCTTTAAATGTAGACTCATCTAGGTCTTTTTTAATTCCGCCAATCACGTAACTGGTTATTTCAGTTTCCTGCGGTGCCACTTGCACCTCACCACCACTAATCCATTTCTGAGTCCACGGTAGTGGGTTACTACCTCCGCGGTTGCTAGACAGTCCAATAGCATACATTCTTTTGTTTGCTATCCAATCTACATACTCGCCGAGTAGTTGTTCGTTGAGTCCAATCATAGTTCCATCTTTAAACAAATACTTCGCCCAAGTTTTCTCTTGATTGACAACCTCTTCAAAGATATTTAGTGTTTCTTCATGAGTCTCTTCGGCAATCTTGGCAAACTCCGCATCTTCTTTAGGCAGCAACTTAATCAACTGTTGTGTTGAAGCAAGATGCACATTCTCATCACGGGCAATAAACTTGATGATCTTCGCATTGCCTTCCATTTTCTTCAGTTCCGCAAATGCCCAACTACAAGCAAATGATACGTAGAATCGGACACCTTCCAGTGCGTTGACGGCATTCAATGCGAGCCATAAAGATTTTTTATGTTCGTATGATCCCATTTCAGATGGGTTTTTATTTCTTTCAATAACATCATCGTAGTATTTTGAAATAGAACTAGCACAATCAACGATCTCTTGAATGTCAAGCATACCGTCAAATATCTTAGATGGATCACTATAGATATTTCGAATGATGTGCGTATATGATCGTGAATGAATTGTTTCCGAGAATGACCAAGTTACTAACCAGTTCTCAAGTTCAGGTAGACTACATATAGGCATAAACGCTTCGACAGGTCCGCGGCCTTGAACAGAGTCGAGTAGAATCTGTCGTTTCAAGTTACTGGTAAAAATATGTTGTTCATGATCAGTCAATGTCTTAAAGTCTTTACTGTCACGACCGATATTCACCTCTTCTGGTCTCCAAAAGAAACCAAGCTGCTTGTCAGTTAACTTTTCAAAGATACTATACTTCTGTTTGTCATAACGAGCAATGTTCACCGGTGCACCGAAGAATGCCGGCTGTTCTGTAGAGTCTACTTTTGTTGTGTTGAAAACGGACATTTATGCTCCAAAAAATGATTGATAAAAGTTATAGTATTTTGTTGCGGCAACTTCACTCATCTAGATAATTCTTCACACTAAAAAGTTCATCAATATAATCTAGATCGATGGGTTCATCAGCAATTGATTTCAACATATGATCGATGTCTTCAGATAATTCGGCAACATCATATCCGAACGGAGATATAGTGTTTGTAGTGTAGAATTCAATTTCTCCCATATCGTCATAGTAGACTTCGTGTATTGAGTATCCACCATTCTCGACAGAAGGCCTATGACCAATTCTATAATTCCAGGTCATATTTTACACGACTCACAATCTTCTTCATCTTGCATACCTGGTTGTAACGGAGTTTCTTCTTTGTCTTCCATTTCACCTGCGCCGTCAAATGTGTTATTGTAGTATAGAGTTTTTCCACCGTACTTATAAAACATCAAAATATGTTTTAACATCTCAGACAATGGTATCTTTTCTTCAGCATAATGTAAAGGATTATATGATGTATTTACTGAAATTGATTGATCAATGAACTTCTGTAGTACAACCATAATCTTCAAATATCCCTCAGGCGTTTTATGATCCCATAACAAATCATATTTGTTCTTCAGTCGTTGTATACTCGGCACAACTTGTTTCAACACGCCATCTTTAGATTGCTTCACTGATACCAGTGAACGCGGTGGTTCTATACCATTGGTACTATTTGATATCTGTGCTGACGTTTCAGATGGCATCAACGCCATGAGTGTGGAGTTACGTATACCAGTGTCTTTGAGTTGTTTTCGTAAAGACTTCCAGTCCATGTTATACACAGGTTTTACGAGACTATCGACATCTTTTTTATATGTGTCGATAGGCAAGAGGCCGAGCGAATATTTAGTTTCATTGTTTTTTTCAGGTGCGAACGACTCAACAGCAAGATCAGCAGATGCCTTGATCAAGTAATACGACCACGCCTCGGCATATTCGTGTATCAGTTCAAGATTGGGATCTTGATAGTTTGTATCATTCTTTGCTAACCAATATGCGAAGTTGATAATACCTACACCCAGTGGTCTACGATTCTTGGTGCTTATTTCAGCAGCCTTAACAGGATACTCCTGAAAATCTAACAGTGCGTCTAGTGCGCGAACAGCGAGTATGCAAGGCTTCTCGAAGTCAGATGGTTTACGAATCTTACCCCAGTTAATTGCTGCTAGTGTACAGAGACTAATTTCACCCTCTTCATCATCGAGACTACAAAGAGGTTTTGTCGGAAGTGTAATTTCCGCGCAGAGATTACTCATTCTGACAGGCGCCTTCTCTTTAATGAATGATCCGTGGTCGTTGGCGTGATCAACATTCATTAGATAGATGCGACCAGTATCTTTTCTTTCTTGAACAAAAGAACTGAACAGTTCTGCGGCCGGGATTACTTTCTTTCGTATTTTGGTACTTCGTTCGTACTTCTCATAAAGTTCCCGAAACTTATCAACATCTACAAAGAATGCATCATATAAGTCCGGCACATCATTAGGTGAGAAGAGTGTAATGTTACCGGACGAAAGTAATCGTTCATACATTACTTTATTAAACTGTACTCCGTAGTCGAGGTGCCGTACACGATTATCTTCAGTGCCTTTATTGTTCTTTAGTACCAGCATATCTTCAACTTCAAGATGCCAGATAGGATAGTAGAGTGTTGCTGCGCCGCCTCGGACGCCACCCTGACTACACGATTTTACTGCACTCTGAAAGTATTTGAAGAAGGGAGTAACACCGGTATGACTGGTGTCACCGCTGCGGATAGGACTACCTAAGGCACGAATATTTCCTGCGCCGATACCAATGCCTGCTTTTTGAGAAACATACTTCACAATTGCTGAAGAGGTCGCATTAATCGAATCAAGATCATCACTCGTTTCAATGAGTACACACGAGGAGAACTGGCGTTGTGGTGTACGCACGCCTGCCATAATAGGCGTAGGCAAACTGATATCGAATGTTGATAAAGCATTGTATAAATCAACAACCCATTTAATACGGTTTTCTCTGTAATCTTGAAACAGTACCATTGCAATACACATCATTGCCATCTGAGGAGTTTCTTTGATATCTCCTGTGACTCGATTCTTCACCAGATACTTACCGCGCATTTGTTCCATCGCAGCATATGTCAGATCAAGGTCTCTTTCGTGGTTTATATGACCATTGAGTTGTTGCATATCTTCAAGCGTATACGAATCCATGAGAACTGGATCGTAATGAAAATTTGAAATGCAAGTTATAATATGTTCTGCAAGTGAGATCGGTTCGAACTGACCATACACTTCTTTGCGTAGAGCATAATTGATTAATCGACCTGCGACATACTGATAGTTTGGTTGTTCTTCAGAGATGAGTTCTGAGGCAGCCTTAATCAGTGTCTCTTGTATGTCAATTGTTTTTATATTATCATAGACTTGAAGATGCGTTTTGATTTCTAGTTCTGATGATGATACACCTGCTAGATCAGAACAAGCAAAACTCGCAACCCTGTGAAACTTTTCAAGGTCTAAGGTTTCCTTCACGCCATTTCTTTTAGTTACATAGACTTGCAATTTCAAACTCCCCATAACCTTCTACATAATTTTCTGCTAGGTCTTCTGCACAACGAAGAGTTGTGTTTACTAACAGCCGTGTTAACTCCAAGTTCTCTTCTTCAAAGCATCGTACTATATGATGATACTCATCTACACTAATAACTGCTTTTCGTTTATGTTCCTCGTTCCAGAAGGTTGCTATTTCAGTTTCATTTACTTCTTCCATTAAACTTTTCTCCACGATGCTAATAGTATTTTTGCTTCTAAACCACTGGATACATTTTGACTTAAAACTGATGTAATGTCAATGTTTTTATGCTGTAATACGATATCATTTATATCTTTCTGTAATATAAATTCAGGCAATATAACAACACTGTAATTCTTGTCAATTACCTTAGTGATCTTTTGTATTGTCTGGGATGACCGAGGTTCATTATCATAGACGAACACCGAGTTCTCATTAACAAAATTCCAATCGATAGATCCACCGGCCATAGCGATTGAGTTCTGAACGAACATGCTATCAATTGGCCCTTCAAATATATAGTGTGTTTTGGATCGATCACATTCGTCTAAGTTAAAAATCTTAGGATAACTCTCATCAAGCATAATCGTAATGTACCGCAGTTCTGACTTTGGGTCGAACGAGCGACCTTGAAATCCGATTAGATTTTTATCTGGACCAATGAGTGGTATGACAAGCCTCGGTTCATCACGGCCGCTCGACTTCTCAAACTTATCAGGTAGAAAACTATTTGTAAACTCTTTAAACTTCGGAGCATAGAACAGTTTACTATGATACTTGTTCGGTATCATCCGCGCAGACACATATTGCTTGGCAGGATGATTCCACTCTAGTTGCGATATTTTTTTGAGATTGAGCAAACACGAGAAACGAATAAACTTAGGCTTCTTCATCTTCTCTACAAGTACTTCTACCTCAGATTTTTTTCTGACTTTTGTAGTATCATACTTTTCAGTGAGTCGTTCTTTGATAAATTCAGCATACAGTGATGGATCTAACTGTTCAATGAGTTTGTCTAGTCCAAGTGTGATGTTACAGTTGTGACAGTGATACAAAAAACCAGAATCGTTTTTGGCGAAGATGAATCCTCTTGCTTTGGATTTATTCTTCTGAGAGTCACCGCAGATAGGGCAACGGAAATTGAAAGTGCTACGATTTATTCTTCTAAACTTATCCAGACGGCCGGATAACATACCAATATACTTTTGCTCTAACCACATAATCAAACTATCTCAAATTGTTTGGCGACCAATGATCTTCTGTTTTCTTAGTCACAATATGATTATACTGCCACCCATGAACAATGTCAAGAAGTTTCTATGATGATATAGGAATAAAATGAACAAAGGAATTTAAGACTAACATTGTTGCAGTTGCCGCCACCATCCAGGTTATTTTGTTTACGAGACTGGTGGTTTTCTTCACATCCAACATTTCTTTCTCAATTTCATTGAGTCGCATGGTTTGAAGATTCAAGTTATCAGAAATAGTGATTCTATCGTTTTCGGCATGTTGGTTGACAATATCAAGTATACTAGTAGTTTTAGTGATTGACATATTCAATCGAACAAGTTGTTCTTCATGTGAGTCAAGTTTGAGGGAGTGTGAATTCATTCTATTCCAATGATCATGGCGATCTGCCTCTATGGCTACAATTCTTTCTTCTGCTCTAGCGATAGAAACCATAGCATCAGATAGTTTATCAATCTTCTCTTCGATTCGATCAAGTCTCTGATAATATTGCGCGTTGTTACGTCTTTCATTCGCTGGCGGGTTCATTAAACAGGTCAATCCTTTGATCGATGAATGTGATATTATTATTTAGCAGTTTCAACATTTAAAGAGTTTTCATAAAAAACTATAATTGACTTCTGTTGATTGATGTATCTGCGAAGTTCGGCAATGTTTAATGACAAATTTTCGTAATCAGGTACCGTTAACGAGATAAAAACTAAACTACCAAATGTCTTATTATTTTCTTCTATAAACTCATCAATGTTGTCTTTTGTTACAACATCAAAATGTACATCATGTAGAGTAATTGCTTTCGGTCTTTCTTGAATAGGTATACTCAGTGCAACGTATTCGGTTACAATGCGTTCTTTCGGTTCAACGAGGCTGCAGGCCGATAGTAGTATCAGACTCAAGATCACGAAATATCTTTTTAGTTCCATCATTTATAATATTTTCCATCCAAATAGGTTTACGTAGAGAGTATAAAACCATATCATTCTCTCTAAATTTATTTAGGAGTATATCCTGATACTCTTCAGACCGAATCAAATTCTCTCTCAATTCTTCTGTGTTGTTTTCCAGTTTATTTTTTTCTTCTATCAATTGTTGTATATCGGCAAGTGACTTGTTTAGTGTTATCGACAACTCTGTATTGTGCCGAGTCAAATCGTCTATTGTATTTTTATTGTCTTCGTAGTATAACTTACCAGCCGCGACAATCATACCTAAAAAACCAACTACTAATAGATATTTCATTATACTTGGCGCAAATGATAATAACATTATTCTTTACGTGTATGATCTTCGAAAGAGATAATCACACGACCATCTTCTGGCTTTTTCTTTTTTCTTTTGCGTTTTTTCATTGCTTCGGGTGAAACTCCGGGTTCGCCGTCATCACCTACACCTATACCCGCGATCGCGCCTGAACCTGCGGTCATATTTTCAGATAGTGTTTCCGCTTCTGTCATATAGTGATCTAGTCTCTCCGAGAGCGCCGGTATGTTGTCTGGATCGATGTTCTCTTCTCGTATCAGTAGTAATGCTGCCGCAAAACTTGCGAGTCTGGTGCGCCCACCTGGCACTTTAGCGAGTAGTTTTTTGAGGTTACCAACAAGTCGATCAAAGTATCCAAATGATCTGTCTTGATCCATTGTCCTCTTGTCTTTGGGTATAATGACCTTACCGTCTTTGTCGATAACGCCGGCCTCGAATGCATCCCACTTTTCAAACGGCGTGACAAGTCTCTTCAGAAACATATATACTGCTCCGAGATCCAATGCTCCTTTTGCCATTTATATATTCCTTAAACAGTTCGCTATATGCGGATCAATAGATAAATATTCAGTACGAATATCTCCGTGTGGTTCAATATTATATATCACTTCTGGCATATAGTTTAAAAAAATTAAAAAAGTTTTCAGTATCGGCCAGTGTTTCTCTTCAATTTTGAAAAAGAGCATTCTAGTGATGGCCCGAAACTCAAAAATATTATAGAGAGTTGTCAGATGGTTGAGTATCAACCTTTCTTTCAATTCATCTTTTATATAGTATCGTGAAAATAATCTTTTCAGATATTTTAACTTCTGTAAGTCTTCATAAAACTCATCAGTATCGTAACATTGTATATTTTCGTAGTTAGCTGCTGCGTACAGCACAAAATTTGATTCATTCAAACTCTTCATCATAATATTTTCATCTCATAATCATAAAGAAACCGGACATTGTAAAGAGGTCCGGGAATTTGCGGTTGTTATGCTACTGCTATAACAGCATATGCGCCTGTACCACCTGAACCTAACAGATCGCCAGTAGCGAATGCTTTATCCGATACTACTGCGGTACCAGTGTCTACGACTGTCGCTGTTATAGTCTGAGCAGCGATTGACAAATTTTGCGTTGTTGCAGGAACCGTGAATGTGAACAAACCATTGTTGACACCAGTTTGTGCAGCTGCTGTAGCAGTAATTGCACCACCAACTGAACCTGTTACTACTAATGTCGCTCCAGCAGTGATATCAACGTTTTCGTTCCAGTTAACAACAACAGTACGACCTGTAGCGCCTTGAGCGAGTGTTGATTCGTTGAACCATACACCGGTAATTGTTGCTTCTGCCAATGCAGTGCTAAGGTTTGTTTGCGAACTCATAGCAACAAGAACTTCTTCTAGTTTGCGAGCTCCGCGGGTAGTCTTCAAAACCCAACCTTCTGGCTTAGCGACAGTATTGTTCTTGTCTGCTTGGGTCAGATATTTTGGTTTGGACTCTGCTCCGGTTTTAATTCCCCATAGTGCCATTTTAGTCTTCCTCTCTTATTATTAACATATCTAGTATGTATTTTGACTTTGAACTAATTTCTTTTACCTTACCGTTTATGACAAGATAAGTTTTTTCTTTATCAAAGCTGTATTTATTGATTTCAGTTTCTTGTACTTTTTCAGATGCAGGACTAGGTATAGGGTCAGTCTCAACCCCAGTTGCAAAAGTTTTTACTTCGTCTCGCCAACTCATTGAATTATACGAACCTCTTATTTTTTATTCTTATTTCTATGCTTATCTATAACAGACTCAATCTTTTTTCGGCTTGCTGGTTTTAATTTCTTCAAAAAACTTTCCAACTCTTTCATGTCACTTTGGCTGACTAGAAATGCGGCCATCTCAGCATCATCTCCTCCGATCTTTTTTAGAGCAGATAC